CCACTATAATATAATGTACCTGTTGTTAACGTATCTACATCAGAAAATTTTGGTATATAATTAACTGCACCTGAACCATCAATTACATATTTATTTGGAAAAATACCTGTAACTACATTCTGTATTTGTCCAGAGTTAAAAGTTAAAGTTTCTGAAAAGTCTGAATAACTTCCGTCTTGATATGAAGCTCTTACTTTTATTTCGTAATTTTTATTTGGCTTGATTGAGAATTTTACTTTTGGTTCGAACTCCGAAAGAATAAAATTAGAATTTCCAGTTATTCTTTTAGCTAAAAGAATTCCTGTTTCAGAACTTAAAATTGATGGAGCGCTTCCGCTATAGCCTGAATAATTTCCATATCTCTGCCCAGTATATGTTCCAGTATAAATGCTTCCAGACCATTGACCGCCACTTGGTTTTATATTTAATGTATCTGATACATAATCATAATAATACACAAAATATAATTCTGGATCATTTGAAATACCAGAAGGAACTCTAATTTCTGTTATATATTTTAAGCTTTTATTTGTAGCATATAGATCTAATGGTAAAGAATAATAATTATCTATAAACAATGTATGATCAGACCATTGAATTCCAGAAGAGCCATAAGTTTTAAAAATTGGATCAGTTCCAGAATAATAAGATGATTGATCTCTATTACGAATTAAATTTTCACCAGTACCATAATTTATTTGACTAATAGATTCAACGCTAGAATTGTTAGAGGCAAAAACATAATTAGCATTGTCAACCCCATCTTCATAAACATATGTTTCAAAAGATAATGAATTGGTTGTTTTTATAGCATCCCATTTTACAATTGCTTGAGTATCTAAATTTTTATCAAAAATGTTTTGCGAACAACTTATATAACCAGTAATATTATTAATTGATACCGGCACAGAATCAGTATCGTAATAAGAAGATTTAATTCCTGAAGATAAGAAATAAGCTCCAGTATATAGATAATCATTAGGAATAGCAACTATATTAAATGGCAAAGCTATATTTAAATCACTGTCAATATAAGAAGGTGGAGATATTGAAAAAGCCTGTTGATATCTATTAGTTTCGTAATTAAAAATAGAACTAAAAATACCACTGTTTGCAAAATCATAAGTTCCAGACAAAGGAACAACAGTTGGATTGGGAACGGCATAAATATCAATAGATTTTAAAAAACTAAAATCATCAACTAAAGGGGTAACTGATATAGGGTTTAAATTTTTTATATCAAAACCAGTTATATTTACTTTTGGATAGTTTGCCAAAAAATAATAAACATCTGAATTACCAGCTAAATCATAAGTTGTAAAATCTATAAAAAATGTTCTCAAACTGTTTAAATTATCAAAACCAGTATAACCTCCTATTAAATCAGAAAATGCAGTAGAATCTATTTGTATTTGAGTATTATTGGTATTCTGTATTAAATTGCCAACATACTCTCTATTTTGAGTATATAAATCTACTTTAATTCCAGAAAAAACATCAGACTGAATAATAGAATTACTTATTATTTTATCATTATAAGGATCAACAACAGACAAAGAAAAATTCAAAGAACTTTGAGCTATATTTCCAGAAACTACCTTTGAATTAAAAGGCAATCCAAAACTTTCTGGTGGCTGTGAGTAATTTAAAGAAGTAAAATCACTTTTATTATCTAATATTAAATTAGATATTAAAAAAGACGCATAATCTGTTAAATTTTGACCAGTAATTACAGGCATATTCTATATTACACTTCTATTATTTGGAAATTTTTATTATATAAATAAAATTTTATTGAAGACAAAGCTGATATTTGCCCTCCAAAAGAGTAGTTTCCAAGAAAAATGATTTTATCAGAAAAAGATGATGCTGGAGACAAGAACTTAATAGATTGATTTTTAAATGTTACTTTACAAATAATTCCTCCAGAATTATTTAAAATTTCAGTTATTTTAGAGTTTGATTGCAAATATTCATATATTGTCGTGAATTTTATTGTTAAAGTAGCAAAATTAGGATCAGCAGATATTGATGAAGCGTCATTTAAATAATAATCTATTTTAGATTGGCTGATTGCATTATAAGTTAATTTTTGATTTAAAACATAATAATTCTTGCAGTTCGTTAAGTCTATTTCTTGCAAATTATCATACGATGAAAAAACAATAGTATTATTAACACTGTTAGAATTTGGATTTTCAAAAGCATTTTGATCTAAAGCTTCGTATTTTGAAGGATCATGTTTTATGCAAAAAAATGAATATTCATTATTATCAACTTCTGAAATTGTTACTACTTTATATAAATTTTTATTATTATTTAAAGTTTGATCTATAATTATAAAAGGAACTGTCGGCAAAACTCTTGTTATTAAATTAAAATTATAATTTTCGTCAAAATAGATTCTGTTAGTAGAATTTTCTATTCTATCTATTTTTAATTCTATAACATCAGAAGCATTCAAAGAATCGACATCAGACAGAGAAACCGAAGTTAAAGAATTTAAATCATCAATAGATTTAGAAACATTATCAAAAATAAATTTTATAATTGATCCCGCTAAATTTAAATTTAATTTTCTATCAACTGTTATGTATTTAGATGTATAATTAACGGAAGTAACTCTTCCCTGCAAAAAAGAATTATTTTTATATTGATCTTGTATTTGAATTACATCACTTGGCTTTAGATTTAAACCTTGTAAATCAGTTGAAAAAGTTATAGTTTGATTTTCAAATCTGTTTGTAGCCAACATCCATGTTCCTATTCTTCTCGCTTGACCTCTAGTAGAAATACCAAAACCTAAAATTTCTTTTGTTATGATTCCATAATCACGCATCATTTTCGTATCTTCAACTATTTCCACTTGTTCATTAAAATTATTAAATCTATCTTTATACATTACTTTAGCTACAGTGTATAAAGCTTCCAAACTACCGCTTGAATAAGTAAATAATCCATCTTTTACATTAGTATTATTAAAAACATAAGAAGTATTTTTATCAACATCAATTGTAGCTGTTATAAAATTATTCTTATAATAAGTCAATCCTCTAAAAATAGATGCTAAATCATTTAAAACTTTTAAACAATCAGTTTCATTATCTATTAAAATATTCGCTGAAAATCTAGCTTCCAACGGATCTCTAAAATTTTTAACTCTAGGTAAGCAATTTCCATTAACAATATCTCCATCTGATATGTCATTATTAAAACAAGGTTTGTTTATTACAGAATTTATATAATTTGAATATTTTGGATTATTTATATTTGACGCAAACCAATTTAATATTTGACTCTTAGCTTCAGATTCCGAATTCTTTAAAGATCTTTGTATTCTTGAATTTAAATCTCCAGTTGTAGACCCAAAATCACAATATTTAATAAACGAAGACAATAAATCTCCAGTAGGTTCATTTTCAAAAGCTCTTCTAGGACCGAAATCATTTATTAATTTTATTTTAAATGATGTTCCTAAGTCTTCAATCGACCAAATAATTTTTTTAAGTCCTACAGCTAATTTATTATTATTTGAATCAATTATATCATACAAAAAGATAACTGAATTACAAAATCCTCCATTATAAGCAGGGTCATTAAGAACAGTGCTAGACACAACTATCACTGGAGGAAATTTTTTTATAAAATCTGATAGCGACATTCCATCTATTTTTTTAATAAATATGCAATTTTTATCGTCACTATTTAATCTAGAAAATGCAAATTCAGGACATGTTGTTGGTTCATTTGATTTAATTAATTCATCACAATATTTAGAAATTTTATATAACTCCCACTTATTCAGATCTTTTTCAAAAATCTTACCATTGCCAATTCCATATCTAGAATTAGTACATAAATCATAATATATCCAAGCTGGATTATCAGTCCATCTTAGAAAACCATCGTAATTTCCATTCCAATTATCAATATATTCCCTAGCTTCTGGATCATAATTTTGCGGAACTTTTATCTTCAACATTTTCATGTCAAATGTTCTATTAGGATCAGATTGAAAATGTCTTGAACTAACCGAAGACTTTACTAAAGCCGAGAAAGGATAACTAAAAGATCCTCTTGTTGTAACTTTTTCTATTATAGATGAAACTGAAAATTCTTTAAATGTTCTAGGATCGCTTGGTTGTATTTTTTTACTTAACGCATATACTTTAACATAATAAGCATTTTGTTTTTGATTATTAAGATTTAACTCAAAAAATACTTCATTAACATAACCAGATTTAGAAACACCAACTACAGAACAAATAGTAAAATATCTATCAGCAGAATTATCTTCACTAAATTCTATAGCATAAACTAACGATGAAGGATTAGTACTTCCATCTTTATCTGTAGCAAATAATTGATCTATTTTAACTTGAACTGAAATTAAATCTGCATATTTATTTTGTATTTTGTGAGTAAATTCTTGGCAATTTGTTTTAGCTTGATCTAAATAAATTTTTAATAAAGATAAATCACTACTTTTTACAGGTGTTGCTGTAGTTGATTTTGAATCATATTTTAAAACACATGTATTATCTACATCTTCAAAAGATATAACATTAGTTTTATCAGTAGAAATTAACGTGTTATTTGTGAAATCAGATTCGTTTAAATATACTTTTTGATTATATCTATAAATTGTTGAAGGAAATTCATTAAAAGGATGACTAACTTCTTCTCCATAAGATATATTAAATCCAAGATTTACAAAGTTTAATTTATTTAATTTACTGTCAATTAAAGGAACGTCGTTATAATAAACTCCTTTTCCTAAGCACAAATCTGAATCAGCAGAAGAGTTATTAACAGATACATATTTTAAAAGATTACCATCTTTATCAACCAAACCTTCAACCGTTCCTTCGCAGATTAAATCTGTAGTTATTAATCTCTCATCTGTTTCTAATTTATTATCTTTTGGAGAGGTTAAAACTATATCTGAAGGTATTGTTTTATTTATAAACATAATGTTTTATTAATTCAATTTTTTAACTATTTGAACATTACCGCCTCCACCATAACCAGCAAAAGAACTTCCGCCAGCAACGGAATAAACCGTTCCTTCGGCAGCAGAAATTCCAATATCATTAGAAATAACTGCACTTCCTATTCTCAACCTTCCATAACCAATAGGCACAGCGATATTTCTATTTAAAACGTTTCTTATTCCACCAATTATTGTTGAGTTTGTTTTTACGTCTTTTGGTTGTTTTGGACTTAAAACAACTGCTAAAACAAACGACAAAGCTATTAAAGTTAATCCTATTATTATCATAGTAGTTGGCTCAGAGCCTTGTATAATAGGAAGTATTTTTACAGTAGATCCAGAGTTTAAAATTTTACTATTTAATAAATGAGGAGGCATAATTTTGTCATCTATATAAACAACAAAATGCGTCATTGTTTTTTCTAAATCCTTATAAAATTTTGTTATTCTATTTGTATTAGCTTCTATAGCTTCAAAAACTTCCAAAACAGAATTCACATTTAAATTCCATGAATTTCCTAAAGTTTTTCCCAAAACTCCTTCTAAAATTATGTTTATCATATATTTTTATAATAAAACTCATCATTATTTACACTATATAAAAGCATAGGCAAATAAAAATATTTTTGATTTTCCAAGTCCCATTCAGAAAAGCCCTTTTCTTTAACATTTTTTGGATGACTATGAAAAACTATGCATTCATCAGAATAGTCGCTTTCTTTTGGAGATATAAGAAAAAAGCTTTTAGGATTCGGATGTACATTCACCATTTTTTTAAAATAATAAGCATTATCTTTTTTTACTAAAAAACCACACACTTCTTCATCAGAAGAAATGCTTTCTTTTTTTAAATTCTCTAAAAGATTTTTATCAAGATCCTGGTAATTTATAATCATAACTTAAAGTTGCAGGAAACGAACCAAAAGGAATATTAGATGTATTATTAAATCTTAAAGAACAACCGTTCAAATTTCTAGAACACTTATCTTCCTTCCATATATTTGTATAATCCATAGGATGTTTACCTATCACCCCTTCATTACTCAAACAAACAAAAAAACGAGAAGGCAATATAGAATTTTTCTGAATCGCTGTTTCATTAAAATCAAAATCAATTTCTTCATCTATTTTTACAAAGTCTCCTTGAGCATATATTGTATTGCTATTATAATCTCCCTTATAAGTTAAACTAGTCAAACCATAAGATTCAAAATTAGAATAAATATTATCTGGATATTTTAAAAATAATTTATTATTTTCATCAGCAATAGTAACTCCCAAATTACCTTCTTGACTATAAGCTGATTGATTAAAAATTGTTGAACCTTTAATTGTTTCGACGTTCTCAAAATAATTAGCCACTTCTATATCATACTTAGTGGATAAATACGAAAAAACAGATTTTATTGCAGAATCATTTAATATTTTATTAAAAATAATTACTTCATAAATAACAATATCACTAGATTCATTAGCAATTTTATTAAAACCTAACTTCAAAGCATCCAAATCTAAACTTCCAGTTCTTGAAAATAAAGTTGTACCATTTTTATAAAAGATTTTATTTCCACCAGATTGATTTGAATAAGCGTATATTTTAGGAGATAAATCAAAATAACCCCAAATTTTTTTATCGTTAGCAAAACTTGCTGAAGGAAAAACTACGTCTGAATAACCTCCATGATAACCAAGTAAAAAATTTTTATTAGTTACTCCATTTTCAGAAGATAAACCTCTAGCTATATATCCACCATTTGGCGCACTATTTCTAGCTGTATCAAATCTTTTATTAGTAGTTTCAGAAACATAAAAAATGGTCAAGTCATTACCAGATCCAAAAAATAAAGAATCAATTAATAACGAATCTTCAGCTAAAAAGAACACTCCTTCTTGATTATTTAATCTTCCTGAATTTGTAAACCTTTTTATATTAGATGTCGGAGTTATAGTTTTAGCAGTTCCACTAGTATTTATAATAGTTGAACTGTCTTGCCAAGCTGTTAGTTTTTGAAATAAATATTTTTTTCCAGAAGACGCTGCCACCTCAGTAGTAGAACCATACGTTTTTCCAGTTGTATTGTTTAACCACAATGATAAATTTGTAGCAGATAAAGCGTTAGAAGATTCGCTTATTACAGAAGCTAAAGTATCAAATTTTGTTATTTTGACTGGTATTGTTGGGCCATCATAATTAGATAATTTTCCATAGTTACATCCATATCCTCTATATTGCCACTGACAAATATCATTATAAACTTTTCTTGATGGAACTGTTTGACCATCTAAATCTAAAATATTAGCTAATTGAAATTCTACTTTGTCTTTATTTTCAGAGTTCTTTTTTTGAATAACAAACGTATCAACTGATATAAATGATGAAAAAGACGAAGCTCCTAAAGTATTTTTATTAGATCCTCCAAAATTAACGTCATCTAGATCTTTTGTTAATATTTTTTTTCTATAAAAACGCTTACCTATAAGATCTTTTCTATCTTTTATTAAATTACTTATGTAATTATTTATATTTGCAATAGATAAAGTAGGTCTATTTTGCTTGGCTTCTGAAGAGTATTCTAAATTTGATATCTCACATGGAATAAAAAGATACTCTTTTTGTTTAAAAATAATATTTGATTTCAGATTTTTAGAGCCATGAAATCTAAAATATCCATCAAAATCATTTAGCTTTATTTCAAAAAGATCTAAAACACTCGTATTATCCAATAAAAATAGATTTGACATTTTAATATAATAAAGAATTAAAAATAAATTTACACTATTAACTAAAATACATATTTAAGAAAGGATGAGACAAAGACGCTGGAAATCTTAAAGATGAAGTCGCGTTAGTCATTTGTAAATCACTTGAGCTTTTCAATAAAACTTTCCTATTGTCATAACCTAACGATTCTAAAATAAGATTTCTATCTTGAGTCATTGAAGAAACATCTCTAGAAGTTCCATATAAATAATCAAATAGAAACATTCTTACTCCACCAGAACCTGGATTATTTCCAATTGAAATATTACAGTTTATATTATTAGAATAATTTATATCTGGTTTTATTAATATTTTTGTTGTATAATGCGTTAAACCATTTATTTTAGTAATTACATTTAAAATATTATAAGATGCATCTTGTTGATTTGAAGGTGGCAATTCTAAATAACTATACATTTCTACAAAAAATAAAGAAAAAGTATTTAAAGGAATATCTGAACCACCTTGATTTATTATAAAAGGAGTATTAGTTGCTGTTGGTGACGATAAAGAATTAGGCGTGTTGCATAAATTAAAAATTTTATTAGAAATAAATTCAGGTGGTGGATTAATATTATTTACTCCAGAGGGCGTTACGACACCAGACCTAAGAAAAGAGCTAAAATTATAAGGGAAGTTGTAATTATCTATATTAATAACATTTAAACCATTTCTTTGTTGAAAAGGAGAAATAAATTGATTAGACAATAATGGAGATAAAGAAAAAACGCCATAATTTTGTTCTGGTTGATTATTTTTTCCAGCTGTATAACTATTATTATATATAGGCAGAATACCACTATCCGAAAACGCTTGAAATTTATGAATTTGATTAGAATCTTTATATAAAGCTGTTGTTGTACTTGCATTCGCTAAAGCATAAACTAAAAAAGCGTAAGTTGGATTTTTTGGCACATTAAAAGAAAAATTAGATATGCCAATACTTTTTGTTGAAGCTAATTCGTAAAATTTTTGACCATAAGCTTGTGTAACTGTTAAACAACCAGCATGTCCAGTTAATGATAATCCAGATAATAAATTACTATCTGATGTCCAAGTATCTGTAGTTGTTCCTGCTGAACTAGCTATATCGCTTGTTTTAAATCTAAAGTATAAACTTTTACTATCAAATGAATTCTTTCTTATGTTAAAATATATATTTGGTAAATTATTTGATGAGATAGATGTTTTTACTGTTAATTTTCCAGAGTCTCCATTCGATCCAATAGTTTCAATTTTTACTCCTTGAGAAAGAGCAGTTAAAGTTTGACCGTTTTCACTAATAGTTGTCGAACTAGCTAGTGGAACTTTAGTACTTGTTGCTTGATTAGATGTAGAATTATTATTTGATTGAGTCGTTTGATCAATTTTATATATATCTATCGTAGAAGTTATATTCTCATCAGATATAACAGCCTTATCCTCAGATAAATAATTTGTGTTTGCTATTTTATATTCTGGCATATTATGGATTTTTTAAATTAATGTAGTTTATTGTTTCTATTTTTGTTCCATTTATTGGAATTGGAAACCCCTTGTTAGTTTCATCAGTTAATAATAAACCTTTTCCTCCACCAATACCTGCGTAAAATACACTATCTAAATCTTTATATATATAATACTGTATAGTTCTTGTATTTGAACTATCAGAAGTATCGTTATATTTTACATCATCAAATTTAAATATAGGACCACCATTTGTTGCTGCCGAATAATTTGTTATATTTTTAACGTCAACCCCTTGACCACCATAACCATATAATCCTATATTTTCAAATTCTAATTCTAATCTAAATATACCGCCATCTCCTGTATTAAAAGCCATTTGTATATTATCTCTAGGTATAAAATTAATTACTCCTTTAGAAGTACTTGAAGCTTTATATGTTGCATTACCAATTGAATTATCAGTTGGAGAAAATTTTATATTTATTCCAGAGTATTTTCTAAAATCTGCTGAATTTCCATTTTGTTGATAAATATAATCGAATAAATCAAAATCTGTTTCAGCATTAGACAAATAATTTAAATATAACATACTTGGAGTTATTTTTAAATTTTCACCTGGACTTGGATGATTTCCACTATAAGTAATATCATCCAATATAGGATAATCATAATTATAACCTGTAGCATAAGCATACTCCCCTGTTCCACCCGTTACATTAACCGCTTGAATTCTAGCGTAATAATCTTGATTAAAAGATAAATTACTTTTTTTCAATGAATAAGTTTCATTATTAAAACCATCATAACCTCCATATAAAGGAAACCCACCATCTGAATTTTCTTTTACATATAAATAATCTATTGTAGGCGAAGTAAAAGATGAATTTGTGGATAATTCTAATTTAAAACCTGTAAAATAATCTAAATTATTAATACAAGACCAATAAAAAGTTAAACTAGGGCTTCTCGTAGTTGATAAAGCATCTATATTAGTATAATCTTTTACTGCGTAAAATTCTCCAAGTTTTTTAGGAATAGGAAATCCTGTTATTCTATTTCCAGTAACATTAATAATTAAATCAGAATCTGAATCACCCATGCTTGATTGAGAATTTATAGTTACAGCAGCGTATTCTGCACCTTGTGATCTATCGCTAGATAAATTAAAAGTTCTAAATGGAGAATGCAATATATAAAAAGACCCCGATTCATTACAATTGATTACTTTTGTTATTTGTTTTTGATTTGGATCTAAATAATCTAAAGTATCAGATATAAATATAGTATCGTATAATAAACCATCTACTGCTTTTGCAGGAGTCACAGAAGCGTCAAAAGTAGTACTAGATATATTTATTGTATATTGAACTGGAAAATTGCCACTGTTTTGAATTACAACTCCAGTATATCCACCAAATCCAGTTGGAACTTGACTTAAACTTACACCTGTTAAATATGTACTCATGAAGTAAAAGTTATTAAAGAATTAAAAAGCGTTGAACTAGAAAATTTATTATTAAATTGAATAAATTTTGCACTTATGCTATTGTTATCATAAAACTGATAAGTATGATTCCATTCAGGACAGTAAACTTGAATTGTTTTATTATATGGTTGAGGTAAAGTATAATTAAAAATTTTAAATCCCGCTTTATCATCTAAAAATTTTAAAATCGCCAAAGCCTCTTTATTTGATCGTTTTGAGAATTTAACTTCAAATTCTAAAACATTAGGATACTCACCATCTTTTCTATATTCTTTTGTAGAATTTTTAAAATCTACCGATTTAATTCTTATGTTTTCTTGAATATCATATTCAATATCTTGTTTGAAATAAAAATCTCTAGTAAAATAAGTATTTGCTCCAGTTGGACTATTTTGAGGCAACAATGGACCAGTAGAACCTTGGGCTACTCCTTTAGCTTGTCCTGTATAAAAATAATATCCTCTTTGAGAAAAATTATTTGATGGATAATAAAACACATCATTATAAGCAAATTCAAATGTAGTGTCTGTATATGTTTTTATATTTTTTTCATCTAATAGAACATACATTCCTTTATAATTTAAACAACTTTCATAAAAAGCTTCAGCTTCTATGTTTATTTTATTAATATCATTATAAGGAGTAGAATGGTTTATATTTAAAAAATAAGTTTCGCAATCTTGTTTGTAAGGGGTAAATAAATTTAAATCAACTCCTTTAAATCCCTCATAATCACTTTTGGCTTGCGATTGCGGCGTGTTTTCAAAATAAGTTATCAAAGCTTTTGCTTGTAAATCTGTCAAGCCATCATAAATAATATTAAATTTAGAATTTAATGTATTTATTCCATTAGTTACGTTTGTTTTATATCCATCACCAAACGTTAAAGGAGATAATTTCGCTGAAAAAGAAGCTGAACTTCCATAAGAAAGAAAAAATAAATCATTGATATCTCTAGTCCAATAACTATTTCCAGTATATGTTATTGGTGAATAATCAGACCCAGTTGGAACATTATTTTTTGCAAAATACAAACCTTCATTTTTAAAATACTTTTCAAATAAATATTTTTCATACTGATCAATTTGAGAAGTGTTTAAAGAGCCAGTGAAATGAATTATTTCATGATATCTTATACCAACATTATTAGGATTTGACCCTAAAGTTAATTCACCAGATTTCCAATAATCATTAAAAGATGAATATGTTCCTAATTCATATCCATTTTGTCTTATTTTTATAGTACTGGCAGAAGAATCTTGAATTAAAGTAATTATATTTTTATCATCATATACGCTAGAAACAGCATTAAATTGTTGATTATCTAATATAAATTTTGCTGAAAATAACTCATCTTTGCCATTTACTTTTAAAAATCCATAATTATCTCCAGTGCCAAATTTACAAATTGTTTGTTCAACTATGTTTGATGGAGTTAACACCTCAAAAGCTAATAATAAAATTCTAGAATTTGAATTAAATCCAGAACCACTTAAAACTTGTGAATCAGATAATGTTATATAAGATTGATCAAAATCAATATTTCCTCTGCTATTTACGTCAGAAGTTTCTGTAAATAAATTTCCACTTCCAGAAACATTATTAAGCCATCCTGTAACCCTAAAACTAGTGTCTGTTAAAAAATTATTTAAACTATCATTGCTAAACCAAGTTGTTAAACCCGTTATTCCAAAACCAGTATAATTAGGCATTACAGAAATACCTGTATTTAATTGATAATCTACGATATCATATAAAGAATATAAAGATGAACTATTATATTCAGATATATTTTTTATATTTAAACCTGATATTAAATAACTCATATTATATTAAAGATTTAGCCTCAGTTATTTGTTGGAAAATATTAGCAGAAGTTAATAAATAACCACCTTCACTTATATCATATTTTTGATTATTCATTACTCCACTAACATAAAAAGTTTGCAATGTAGTATTATATAAATCTTTCAAAGTTAAAGTTGTAGTTACTATTTTTCCATCTATATCTATAGAATCACCCAAATCATTTGAAGATAAACTTATTTCAGCTTTTTTATTTAACTTCGCAACTCTAAAAGGAACTATTTCATCAACTTTAAAAAATGCTGGTCTATCGCAACTAGAATTATAAGAAAAGTTTACGATACTTTCAACACCATCTAAATCAGTATTAGTCATAAATGATCTGTAAGCATTAGCGATATATTGAGGAGACACTTTATTATTTCTTTCTGACACTGTCTGTTCTTTTATATTTTGTATTGATAATTTTCCATACCAATCAAATTCAACTGATAATATAGTTGGTTGAAATGGCTCTACTGAAAAACTTAAAGATTTAGCATATAAATTATCTATTTGAACACCACCAAACAAACCTGTTATTTTGTCAGAATTTATTCCAGTAATGTCTAAAAAACTTGGCAAAGATCCAGTTAAATAAAAATCAGCAGACAAAGATCCCACCAATGATCCCTGTGGAGCATAATCAAGCAAAGTACCATCGCTTACTAACACTGGATCAACAGACGCATTTATTGATAAACCCACTTTGTTGGCATAAAAATTCTGAGAATTTAATTTAAAATCAAGGTTTTGATAATTTATAAATTTAGCCATATCAAGTCACTGTAAAAGAAACTGTTGACATAACTGTATAATTTTTAGCGGTAGTTAAACCTGGATTTGCAGCATCAAAATTTTGACATATTCTATATTGTAATAACTGTCCACTAGCAAAAGCGGTTGTATTAGTGAACTGAGTTCTATTTAAAGTTATTAATTGATTTCTACTTATAGCTGGAAAATCCATATAACCTATTGCACCACTTATTGTTGTTAGATTAGTGGAGCATGGCAAAAATGATGTTTGACCAGTAATTCCTAAAGGCGCATTAGCGACTTGAGTTATAGCAGCTATTTCAAATCTTCCTTCTTGATATGACGCAAGATTATCTGAACTTATTATTTGAATTTTTTCTATTCTACCTGCATAAGGAGTTATTCCAAATGGACATAAAATTTCATTATGACCACTAGGACTTGGGCTTGATGATTCAGAAAATGGATCAAAATAAATATTGTTACCAGTTAATCTAGTTTTGAAAACTTGAACAAATTTTCCTTTGGTATAGTTTCCGCTTGTAGTTATTCCTCCTTTTATATCCAAATCACCATCTTGATCTAAATAAGCTTTTATAGCAGATGTGCTTGTACCTCCACCTAAAGAAAAAGCAAAAACATTATCTAAAGTTGGACCAGTAGTATTTAATAGACCAATTGACCATGTTATTGCTTGACTGCTTGCAGTTCCAGTAGCAAAAGCCTGAAATGCAGTTCTAACTGGACCGCTTGAATAACTATTTAAAATAGTACTTCTACAAGTATCCGTTACTGAACATTCGAAAATATTAGATTCGGCAGTTGTAGAAACTACATGTAATTTTCCAATTGGCGATGTTGTTCCTATTCCTAATTTTCTATTAGCTAAATCATAATGTTGGACCTATTTGAAAATTTGTATTATATACTCCAATATATCCAGTTCTAGCGGTATTTTCAAAAGATAAGCTAGTCGTTGCTGATGTAGTATTTCCATATCTTCCTAACTGCCCTGTCCCTTTTATATCTAATGGATAACGTGGAATAATATTATTAATTCCTACAAAAGGAATTGATGTGTTATTATCTACATATAAAACATTATTACCTAAAACAACATCATCGTTGTTTGTTTTATTTATATAAAAAATGTCATTTGCAGATGAAGTTTTTATTTCTGCTGTAGAAGGATCAAAAAGAAAACCAGAAACTCCGCTTTCAAATTTTATTGTTCCTCCAGAAACATAAAATTTATTAGATAAAGCTGTTGAACCATTAAATATTCCAACATTTCCACTTACGTCAATATTAAAAACTCCAGTAGATGTAGTTCCGCCATCTTGAGAAGATTCGATATAAAAATCTGTATCACTAGCTTTTTTAGTAAACTTCCATAAAACATTAGCATCTTTCAAAGAATAAGACGCTTGCCTTGAAGTTGAACCAGCAGTTACTCTTACTTGAGCGACATCTGAAGAAAAATAAGAATCGCCTACTTCTAAAGCTACTGTTGGAGAATTATTATCTACTCCTACTAAACCATTATCACTCACAAATATACCGCTAGGTTTAGTTTTACCTACTATTTTTATACCATTTGTTGTTCTAGCAGTCAAACCAGTAAATGATTTTTGTAGCTCATTTAAAGATAATTGATCTGTTTCTGTAGTAGTACCAACAGGAAACACAAATGAATCTGTTATAGTTGAACTATTAATTACTGGTAAGTCTGTAAATTTTGTTCCCATATTAGTTATTTAAATACGCTTTATATGATAGTTTTACACTTAATAAATCATCTGATGTTGAATTAATTTGTTCGCTTATTATTATAGCGTCATTAGTAGAGAAATTAAATATTGGTACAGAATCTTCTAACTTTCTATACACATCAAAAGGTTCGTTTGTATCGCTAGTTACCAACTCTAAACCATCAGCGGTAACTAAAAATTGATCTATCAAAACTGTTCCTCTGACATCTATTATAAAACTGTTTAAACTTTCAGAACTCAAAATATCAAATATATTTTTAGTTTGATAATCATCAACTTCTAACGTAAAAGAACCGCCAACTTCTATTGGAAAAATATTTTGAACTTCAATTGGATATTGAGCATTTGATGCGCTTAATCCATAAATAGCTTCTTTCTTACAAGCAAAATCTATATTAAAATCTTTTACTCTATTAGTGCTAGAATTATTACATGTAACTGATATGTTTTTAACTTGCGGAACAAAGACTGCCGAAGAAACTCCATTTCCAGATGGATTTATAGATGGTCCCACATCTCCAAATATTTGAAAAGAAGATTGTATTTGAGGTATGTCTCCAACTCCACAAGATATTCCAAAAGAAGATAAATAACCATTCGTAAAACCAAAGTTTTTGCCTTGATAAACTAAACCTCCATTTGTAAATGAAGCTGTGTAATTTTCTCTATCACCAGTCAAACTAAAAACAGGATCATTATTGACAAGATATCTTGTTATAGATACTGAAGCCGATGGCACTTGCGCCACAACTTGTTTACAAAATCCTTTTCCTATAACATTAATAGGTTTAGTTTCAATATTATAAGATCCATCAAAAGATATAACGCCAGATAAAGCAACACTGTCCATGAACAGTGTATTTTCATAATTTGTAATTGCGCCTTTCATATTTTAATTATCTTTGATATATTTTACCGCCATATCTACTTTCATCTGAAATTACACCTTTAGCTATATCAGCAACACGCTTTGCCATTTGTTTAGAGAATGCAATATCATTCTTTTCATAACTATTTGTATCAGAACCATAAGTAGCTTTACCACTTCTATC